ATGAAACTCAACAAATCTACTGTTGATGCTATTCCATTAACTGAAAAAGGTCAAAAAATATATAGAGATGCAGAACTGATCGGTTTTGCTGTTCGGGTAACTAATAAAAGTAAAACCTATATTGTTGAAAGGAGGCATGAAGGTGAACTCTATCGAGTGACAATTGGTAAAACTACCGATATTCCTGCAACAAATGCTCGAGCAAAAGCTCAGATGATTCTGGCGAAAATTTCAAACAATGAATATGAAAAGCCTATCAAATTAAAGAATGTTGCTAATCCTTTAGATATTACAGTGAATGAAGCTCTTCAAATTTATATTGATAGAAATGACTTTAGGCCAAAAACAATTAGGCAGTACCGTAAGTACTTTGATTTATATTTGGGGTGGGGCAACAAAAAGCTTTTCCAGATATCTAAGCAAGAAGTACTGGATCGATTTATTGAGGTATCAGAAGTAAGTGAGTCGTCAGCAAATGGTGCTGTATCTCTTTTAGGTACCTTATGGAAGTATATTCATGTTCTTTATTCAACAGATGAGAACCCGATTCTTAAAAGTAATCCAGTTGACATTATTTCCGTAACAAGAGGTTGGAATAAAATAGCAAGTAGGGATAGACATCTCCATAAAGACATCATTCACAAATATTACAATGCAGTGCTTCATTATGAAGATGAGTTAAATCTGGAAAATACTGCTAGGTCAAACACGCATCGGGATATCGTATTGATGTGCATGTATACGGGATGCCGTAAACAGGAGGCATGTTGTCTAAAGTGGTCTGATGTAGATATTAAAAATGGTACCTTAACTTTTAGAGATACCAAAAATGGTTCAGATCATACTTTTCCTATTGGTGATCATCTACACAGTATTTTGCGTGAACGTTGGTTATTAAGAGAAAACGATTGGGTTTTCCCAGCTACTAAAATGCCTACTTCGTGGAATATGCATGCAACTAAGGTAGATACATTATTGAATAGAGTGGGTAAGGAAGTTGACTATTACGTTTCAATGCATGATTTCCGTCGTACATTTGCCACTATATGCAACCTTTTAAGATTTAATATTTATGTGACAAAAAGACTTCTTAATCACACGGCTAAACCAAGAATTGATGTCACAGGTGGATATGTTCAAATTCCAGATGAGGAATTAAGAGCTTCAATGAACATGATTGAAGCGGTGTATCAAGGCAAGATTGATTGCTTTAATTACCAATCTGTTTGGGCAGAAAGATTAAAAGAAATAAAGGCGGTTTAACCGCCTTAAACTGTTGCAAGTTGTGCTGTATTAAGCACAGTCTTGCTTTGCTCATACTTCAAAACGTCCTTCTTTTTATATGAAACACGTCTTCCAATTTTCGAAAAAGGCAGTGATGATTGATCACAACGCATTCTAGCTAATGTCCATGGTGAGCAATCTAAATAAAGAGCCACAACTTCTTGGGGGAATTTTTGCTCTTCATTAGCCATAATGAAACGATCCAAATATTCTTGCTGTTCTTTTTCAGAAAGATTTCTCAAATCTTTTAGCATTCACGCCACCATTCTATAAATACGTTTAACTTCATGGTCCAGCTCATCCATTGCAGAGCGACCTTCTTTGAAATATTTCAAAAGCATTAGTTTGTATCGCTCTTGAGCTGCTTTGTTCATCACACCTTCGTTGCTTACTGAAAGGGTGCCTTTATTACCTTTAATTAAGTTCACGCCGTGCGGTGTGCCTTTCCCGCGATACCCGGCATTTACGTTGAACACAATGAACTTCTCGAAAAGCTGCATTGGTAGCAGCTTTGGCTCGAAAAGAAACTCTGGAGTAGTTTGTTTTGACATTAGAAGGGTTCCTCCAGTAAGTAATCAGGTTCAGCATCTGGTTGAGAACCTGCTGGATTCTCTAACTCGAAGCGGCGTTTTCTCACATACCCCATAAGCTTCGGTTGAATCTGTGGATCTCGTGCGGCCACATCTATTTCCAAAGCATTCAATGTTGTGATGTCTGGTGCGTTTTGGATCTGGACCATTAATGAAGGCGGTTCAGTTGCAGATGCCTTTTCTTTTTCTAGCTCTTCAAGACGTTTGTGAGTGGCGAGAAGGATAGGCTTCATTTGTTCGTCATCCCATGTGCGGGTATAACGATAAACCGCATTTACTTCTGCAGGTGTTTTTGACTCTTTTACACGCTGAAGAAGGGCATCTAATGCCTTCTGATATTCAGGATCTACTTTAGGCTCGTTAGTTTCTGGAATTAATAGATCCTCAGATGTGGTGACATTTGTTTGTTCGGTAATAACAATTGTTGGTTGAATTTCTGCAGAAATAACTTCAATAGGCTTTTCTGCTTTTGATTTTTTGCCTCTCTGTTTTTTAGGTTCCTCACCAAGACGAATAACACTTAAATCATTGTTGATTTCAATACCGAGTGCTTTTGAAAAAGCTTTTAATTGAAGCTTGGCATTTTCAGCATCACGCTGAACAAAACCACTATTAATTGCTTCAATGAGTGCAGGAGTTTTAAATCCAACGTTATAAATGGAAGGTGAATATGTACTGATTACATAAACTTCCTGACCCTCTTCATACTCATCAATAGTTAATGGCTTTGTGAATGTAATGCCAGCTAGTTCAATGGTTTCGATTTTGATGCAGAATTCAAAACCTGGTTTACCAAACACAGAAGCGGGGAATTGATCTAAGTCAGAAAAGTCCAACATGTCTCCAGCTGGACGACAAAGTACTGTTTTACCTTTTTGAAGTGCTGCAAATGCTTCTTGAGCAGTTAAAATATTTTTCATGCTGTCATCCCCGTTTTAGCTAATGTTTCAATGTCTTGTTTAACTGCTGGCAGATTTGCTGCTTCAATTTGGATAAGGGCATCTATGCCGAAGTGTTCACAAACTGTTTTCACGTCTAGGCCGCGTTCAGCTATGAAGTTTTGAAGTTCATCTCTTTGTTGATCTGAGATACCGTTAAATTCAGGTGGACTAATCCAAGTGCCACGTTGCTTATCAAACGTGCAATTCAATGCTTTAGCCCTCATTAACATTGCTTGGCGCATGTTCTGGTAATACATATGTTCTTTATCAAGCGACTCAGTTAATTGATTAAGGTCACCTGCATGCTCTGCTTCCTCACAGCTTTGTTTCCAGTTTTCTAGCTCTTCTTGGGCTTTAGCTGCTGCAAGTTGTGCAGGCGTTAAGGTGTTAATGTGATCTTTAGCTTGAGTAATCAGGTCAGCCAAGAAAGTAGGGTGTGCTTTAAGATCAGGTACCCATACTTCACCGGTTTCACCGCCTAAAGCACCTGAGTTTTTCGCATGATGTGTAGGCGAAGGTTTGAAATTAATAACGCGGGCATTTTTACCTTCACCAGTAGTAACAGTTGTTAGATAACCCATGACATCTGCGATACGGTAAAGCTCGTTACGGTTTTTACCACCTAGATCTGGGCGGTAAATAATTTGATCACCGTTTTGATCTTCTGATGCGTGTGCAATGAAAACAACATCTTTACCTAAACTGATCAAAGTATTGATGTATTGCTTGAAGGTTTGGTTCGCTAGACCTTGAGCCTTTAACTTTAAAGAACCATCTTTTTGACGGTTATTTGCCGTAAGTAACAGGTGGGTTTTAATGCATTCAAGCATTGCACCCACGGTATCAATGACTACGGTTTTATATGGTGCTAAGTCCTGCGGAGTAAGGTTTGCAACATCACTCCATTGATGAACCTGTACAACTGCACCACGACGTAATTCACCAGTACGGTGAGCACCACGGTCAAAGTCAAAAGAAATTGCTTTTTCCGCAGTAAAGCCCATCGATGATTTACCTAAACCCGGATCAGCGTATAGGTACACAATAATTGCTTGAACCAATAAAGTTTGGTCAGCAGTAATAATCGGTAACGCCATTTTTCTTATCCTCATCTAGAGCCGGTGAAGCCGCGCTTAGTTTTATAAGCTTTGCGGTCATAAGTAGGGATGTTTGTTTCACGCAGTTTTATTGCGAGCTGCTTTCTGCGTTGGAAATCAATTTCTTGTGTGAGTTCATTCCAAACTTTTGGATAGTCAGTTTGGAACCTGAACACATTTAAAGGCGTCTTAAATCCGTCTTTAACTTTGTAAAGAACTGAGCCATTAGCATTAGATGCGTACACTTGCCAGCCAATACGAACTGAATACAGCCCTTTATCATCACGGCCTAAAAATGACATGTAGCCGTCGGGGTGCTTTTTGAAATTAGACATGTTCAGCCTCCTTACATTCGCATGTACCAACAAAGGCATACGTAAGCGGGCTAGGAGCATCAACAGGTGAAACGTCCTTAATATTTAAAGGAATAATTTCTTTGCGATATTTAACTAAAACCACATCACCTTCACGGCAATTGACAATTCCTTCTCTTGAAGAAAAACGTGCAGATTTAGAAGATTGGGTTACTCTGCAAAATGAAACCTCATCACCAGCTTTGATTTTTGAACGGTCAACAGGAATCATCTTCTTGCAAGTAGGGCAGTTATAATCTTTCATTAGGCTGCCTCCAACCATTTATTACGGTCGATATAGCCTGCTAATAAAATATTTATGTTTTTATGGTCGTCATGATTGGTGAAATCATTCCAAGGTTTGCCGCTTAAGTCAGTTACTGACTCAATAGCAAGGTTAGTAATTTCAGCCGCTGTAAAATCAGATCCAGCTACACCATAGCTATCAGCTACACCGTCAAAATCGAAGCTCACGTTTAATTTGAAGCCGTCAATGCGGATAACTGCTTCACCAGATTTTTCTCCAGTTTTCTTAACAGCCAGAAGTTCATATTCAGAAGCAACGACTTGCTCGCTTTCATATGAGTAATTAGAAGGGACGCTAGAATTAGCAGTTCGATATTCACAAGAACTCAAGGCTACAAGTACAGCAATTGCTGTAACTCCAGTTATCTTATGCTTGTTTGAAAAGGTTTTTACGTTCATAATTGATCTCGCAGTTTTGCAAAAGCACATCGGACCTGGGGAGGGCGGTGTGCTTTTTTGTTGTCTACGAGACAAATACTACTTTAAGTAGAAATTAAGTCAATACATAGTAGGAATTATTTCCTACTTAAAGTTGTATATTATTAGTTTTAAATAATAAAAAACCCACAAAAAGTGGGTTTAAAGTAAAAAATTAATAATTGGTTTCAAAGAAAATAAGCTGAAATTCAATAAATATCTCGGTACAAGCCAACCACTTTTCCAACAAGGCGGCAATCTTCGGAAAGTTTAATAATTTTATCAGGCCAGTCTGGGTTCAATGGTTCCAAGAATTTACTTGTTCCTTCGCCCTCAATGATAAGCCTTTTAAAAGTCGCCTCTGAATCGCCAGCGCAAGCTACAATTACAAGATCATCTGTTTTAAGATCAAATGTTTGAATGTCTGGATTCACATATATTCTATCACCCGGTAGAAAGGTTGGAGCCATAGAATATCCTACTACTTTTAAAGCATATCCATTTTTCCCGCATCTTTTATTTGGCGGTAAATATTCTTCAATTTCCGTATCTTTCAAAACTGTCTCAATCGGTGTAAATGAACCAGCCGCAACCCAAGAGATTACTGGAACCCTGCGTCCTTCGAAACCAACTTTATCTGATAAATCAATATTATTGTCTAACTTAGTGCCATGGTCTAAGTAACTAATTTCCACTCCAAAAATATCAGCCAATGTTTGTAGCTTTTCAATTCTTGGTTTAGCAGAACCGAGTGTATATCTACGAGCCATCTCATAAGAAACACCAATAGCATTTTTTAACTCATTGATAGTTTTAATTGGAGAGTCTTTTGCCTTCATCAATGCGTTGAGTCGGTCCGCAAAGTCTTTGTATTTAGCGTCTTCCATCAAAATAGGCTTCTTTTCTACTGTGGGTAGAATTTTACTATCAATTTTTAGTTGCACCAATTCTATTTTTGGTAGTATATTTCTTTCTACTTTAAGTAGGTTTTTTGGTGTCATTTATGACTACTCCACATGAAGCATTTAATAACGCTGTGACTTTTGCAGGGAGCATCTCAGCTTTAGCTCGAAAAATAGGGGTTACACCTTGGGCTGCTAGCAAATGGAATCCTGAGAAAATTCCAGAAGATCGCTGTTTGAAAATTGAGGAAATTACTCAGGGTCAAGTTAAGGCAGAACAATTACGACCAGATATTAACTGGGAATATGTTCGCAAGAACCTTAAGAAGCAAAACCAATCCGTGAGCTAATTCTCACAAATTAGCAAACGTGCGTATACGTGAAATTTAAAGAGGGATTCACATATGAGTGAAATCAACTTAAGCCCAGAGGCTAAAACAGCAATTTACAAGATGATTCACCAGTCACAAGGAGTTACGCCGCAAGAAATTGCAAACGTACTTGGTGACTCTTACAAGAGCGTACTTAATTACGCAAACCCAAATATGGAAAGCCATTTACCAAGTATTAAGAAGCTTGAGGCAATGATTCAGTTTACACGCAACCCAGCTTTAGTTAAGGCATGGGCACACATGCTTGGTTATGTTCTAGTGCCAGCTAATCAAGTGGATGAGAAAGGCCATGAAGTCAGCATTGTTGAAACCTTGCTACATATAAATATCAACAATGGCCAAACCAATCAACAGGTCCACAAAGTTTTAGAGGATGGAGTTGTTACACCTGCGGAATTAGCAGATACAGAAGAAATCTTAGAAGAAATGGAAAACCACATTCGCCAACTTCGAGAGGCGCTTAAGTCGGAAGCTGCAACTTATATTTCTAAGGTAAAGAAAGAAAAAGCCTGATCTGGTCCATCAGGCTAGTTAATTCAATTACTTGCTAGAGGAATCGAATATGCAAAACAATTTAGCAAATCAATCGGCTAATTACAACTTACCAGAATTTCTATCTGGTGACGTTGTTGTACTTACTGAAGAGTGCCGCACTTTTAAATCAAATGATTTGTTTGAAGTTAAAAACAAAAACTTGACTAGTTTATGGACCATCAAATCAGAGAATCATTTGATTTTAGTTTCGTCAAAAGAAATCCGCACAGCAACAGTAGCAGAGCTCAACGCTAAACGCCGGCTAACAAGCGCTGAGCAAGCATTAGCGGAGGTGTCATGAACAGCTTTACACACCAAATCAAAGATTCTCGCCAGCAAAGTGAAATCCAATCTTTCTATGAGCCTGCATTGCGAGTACTTGGACACCTATTTGAGGTGAAAAAGCAAAATTTACGTAACAAAGGTTATGACGAAAATAATGCAGCGGTAACAAAGATTGAATTTTCAGAGGCTATGGCTCGTCAATTTCGCATAACGCAGTGGTTAGCACAGCAGATTGTAACCAGCTTAACCAAGGCATGTTTGGTTGATTCTTTTGGAGGCTATGTTAAGCCAAAGGGTGGTGAAAAGTGAGATATGCAGCAAGAAGAAAACAGGATATTTCCGTTTCCACCACACCGCTAGAGGTGGTAATTCCACTGGAACAACCAGTAAAGATCTATTCGGCTAAAGAATTAGCAGCTATGCCACTTTCAGTTATGAATGCCGCAATTGAGGCTCAGGAAAGATTTTATCAACTTGAAGAATTAACCCATATGGGGGGGCAGGCTATAGCAGTTCGCCGTCTCATGGAGGATGGGCACAAACTAATTCAGGTGAAAGAAAAGTCTCGTATTCGCTACAAAATCAACGACGAATTTATTCCTCCAAGAATTATTCGTCAGTTGGAAATGCGCGGATTAGTGAAGCTTGGAAGGGGTAAGTAATGATTATTATCACCCCTTCAAAGCCCCTTCGAACCCCCTTCAAAGGAGATAAATAACCATGCGTGACTATGGGAAAGTCTCACCACATTTCTGGACGGGAACTACGGGAAAAAAACTTCGTCAAACACCTGAAGGCTTAATTGTCGCTATGTATTTAATGACAAGCCCTCACGCGAACATGCTTGGCTTGTATTACATACCCCTTCTATATATTGCTCATGAAACTGGCTTGGGCTTTGAAGGGGCTTCTAAGGGGCTTCAAAGAGCCTGTGAAGCGGGGTTTTGTAGCTATGACGAAGCCACGGAGACAGTCTGGGTGCACGAGATGGCACGTTTTCAAGTAGCTGAGTCATTAAAGCCAGCCGATAACCGCTGTAAGAACGTGCAAAAAGAGTATGACTCATTGCCGTCAAGCCCTTATTTATCAAGCTTTTTCGATAAATATGCACAAGCATTTTGTATGACTCAAAAGCGTGGCGAAAACGCCAAAATAGGTAGCCCCTTCAAAGCCCCTTCAAAGCCCCTTCGAAGCCAGGAACAGGAACAGGAGCAGGAACAGGAGCAAGAACAAGAAAATACTCACACACAAAACGCGGCTGAAAATTTTTCAGCGAAAGAAGAATCTTGGAAACCAAATCGTGAACTTTTGCTGAATGTGCTTAGGACTTCACAAGTGGGTGCACAAGCAGAGCAGGTTTTAGAAATGCCAAATTATGAATTTCATCTTGGCAACTTCAATGCTCACTGGGAAAACAAAATTGATCTCACTGAAAACCAACGAACTCGAAAGTTTGCAACTTGGTTAATTCAGGAATTCACAAAGTCGATAAGACCTAAAAAACAAAACTCACCAATGAAAACTGCACCAGCAAGAGACGTAAACAGTGCTTGGGGTGATTCAAAACAGTATGCACCAGCCACAGATGATATCGATGTAGGGGAGATGCTATGAATGCATTGAGCAAACAATTCAAAACTGAGCTGGTACAAACTAATCAGTTTTGCCCTAAACACAATGAGTTAATGGTTTTATTAATTGGTCGTCCAGTTTGCCAAACATGTGCAAATGAAGCGTATGTGAAATCACAAATTGAACACGCACACCAAGTCAACCTTATGGTACGCGAGAAACATTTTGCCGGAGCAAAACTTCCTGAGCGCCACAAGGAAAGCGGATTTAAAAATTATGTGGTGAGTATTGATCCGCAGAAAGAAGCTAAAGCTGCTTGCCATAAATTTGTTCAAGATTTTAATTCAGGGAAGAAGCGCAATCTGATTATGGTTGGGCGTACAGGAACAGGCAAAACCCATCTTGCATGTGCTATTGCTCGTAACGTTTTAGACAAGCGTAGTTATGTTCGTTACGTCACCTCAGAAGACATGGCAAATGAAATTGCGACTGCATGGACAAAGCCAGATGACAATGAAGCAAATGCAATTTTTCGCTTCACGGACTGTGATTTATTGATATTGGATGAATATGGTTTGCACGACCAACACGAGAGTCGATTGCAGCTCGTTCATAAAGTTTTATATGCACGTTATGACGAAAAAAAGCCGACAGTTTTAATTTCCAACATGACGCTTGAGTCTACAGAAAAGGCGCAAGGTTTGAAGGAAAACTTAGGGGACCGTTTATGGTCTCGGTTTCAACATGACGGTTTGACAGTAGTTGAATGTGACTGGGATGACTTGCGTTTTGGTGGGGCAGGATCATGACTAAATTCGAGATTTTAAGCTGTGGCTTACTCATTTCGTGTGTAACAGCAGTACTTTGCGGTGCGGTGGTTTTGTGGTGGTTGGCGCGTAAAGAGCTAGATGAGAAAGGATACAGACATGAAAGCAACTAAATTAATTAGAGATAAAGGGCTGAAATACGCGAAGGAAATCGTAGATTCAGCACCCGATAACGCAACTGAATGGAACGAGGGTTATGAGTTCCAATGTGGTCAAAGTGTAGAGATTAGCAAGGCTGATCGTGAGAAGTATTTTGTAGATTTGGTTGAGCTTAAACGTCTGGTGGAGTCGGTTGATTTGGTTGAATCATGGGGTGGCATTGAGGACTTAAAACTATATGACTTGTCTCATAGCAAAGATAAACCTGAATCTGCTGGATACAAGTTGCTTCATGCAATTGCTGATTACGAATCAATATATGGAGGCGGTGAATCTCATGCCAACTAGATATAACACAGGCGAGTATAGCTACGATCTTGAATATCACTATGGAGATATGTCAGCAAGCATGGAGATGCTTAGAGCACGTTTAATTGAATTGTTGACTCCTCATCTGTCTGACCGTTATGTGAAATGGAGAGAAGCATATTTCACATGGTTTACAAAGTGCGGCGGGGATTCGGGGTGGATGTTTTGTGTAGGTCCACACGAATTTCATATTGATGGGGCGTTAAGGCGCTATTACTCAGGTTCTATTGATATTACCTACAACCAGAAAGATCGATATTTCTTGGTGGGTGAGAAAAAGAAAGTCAAATGTAAGGCTTGTAAGGGGTTTGGCTTTATTCGAGATGATGGGTGGGGGCATATAGATAAATGTGAAACGTGTGATGCAGAAAAAGGAGCCAGCCATGAGTGAGTTTAAAGCGGGTGATTGGATTAAGCGGACAGACAAAAGAACTGAATCTATCTACCAAATAGACAGTATTGATAAAGATCTTATCAAATGTAATTTCGTAAAGAATGGGGAGAACTGGTGCCTTCACACAACAAAAGGTGAAATTGAATATGCCACCCCCGAAGAAATAGCAGCAGGCCACCGCATTGATGAGGTGAAAAATGGATAAGTGCAGAGAAGAGTTTGAAAGATCAAAAACATTTAAATATTTCTATTCGGTGCTTATGCATTTTGATGAGGAGTTGAATTGTTATTCATCTAGCAACAGCTTAAGAGTGCGAGACGCTGAACTATTGACAGCTGCATGGTGGGCATTTCAAGAACAGCAAGCTAAGGCGGATCTACTTAAGGGGCAACTCATCAAATTAGGTTTTACTGACAATGGCGGGGAATTAATGAGACCTCCAATCGGAAAGCCTCCACGTTTTGATTTATTAGATGAGCTTAAAAAATCAATATGTGAAATGGCTCAGAGGTACAGAGTTGAGGCACACGAATTAAGTCGTATTAGAGATTTTGAAAAGTCTCAGATGTATAGCCATTTTGCTAGAGAGTTGGATCATTTAATTAAGGGTGGTGCTTGATGTCATCAGTCAGCATTGCTGAATACCGCAAGTTATTTCCGATAAAGAAAAATAAAAAGCGGCGTTCAGCAAAGCAAGTTGCCAGACAACCAAGTGTGGGTGAAATGGTTCTGGCAACACATTTAAGTGCATGCAAGATTGGTTTTGAACAGGAATATAAGTTCCATCCTGAACGTAAATGGAGAGCAGATTTTTTAATAACGGGTACAAAGATTTTGATTGAGGTAGAAGGCGGGATCTGGAGCGGAGGCCGTCACACAAGAGGCAAGGGCTATATAGGAGACATGGAGAAATATAACTCCGCAGCAATGATGGGTTTTACAGTTTTACGGTTCGATACACAACAAGTGAAAAGCGGTTTGGCGATTAAGCAGATTGAAAATTTAGTGAGAGGTGGCTTGTGATGAATGCAGCAGTGACAATAATGCAAACAACTGACTGGTCAAAATTCAGTACAGAAGATTGGTTTAGACAATTTGGGGCTTGGATGAATGGGGATACGGAAACAAAGAAGCTAATTTATAAATCACTTCCCACCCGAAAGCTGACTCAAAAACAGCGTGAGGAATTAATTGCACAATATATGAGTGATGAAAATTTTCATGAACCTGTTTTGCAAAAAGGGCTATCTTGTCAAATTTCAGACAATGAAGCACGTGCATTCCAGCGTATCGTTTTGGATATACGTCAAACTGATAGCGAGCCTCTACAGGATTGGATGGATGCTTTATGGCAGATCTGTGTGGAAAACAAAAAACTTAGAGAGGTGGCGGCAATGTATGAGACTTCTACAATTCAAATTCGTCAGGATATGAAATGTGCATTGGCATTCATCTCAGGTCGTTATCCAAATTTAAAATCTGATTTGCTTCAGAAGTAAAGATAATCGATTCTAGATAAGATAAGCTCATTAAATTTTAATGAGCTTAAGCAATTTCAAATGAAAACAACCTCAGAACAAGCCATTTACGACTTAAGTAGTGCTATTTACAAACTTGTAATGAATGATTTTTCTCAAACTGATCAGGCATATGATAAAGCTCATTTTCTCGCACGATGCTTAATTCAGTTAAGTGATTTAAAAATGCTAGATTGTGAAATCAAATTAAATGATCAAACGATTCAATACAAGATATGCGAAAAAAACTATACTTTTTGGTTGGTTGAAACTCCAGAGCCAACTGAGAAGTTTCCTTTTTTGGATTATTTAACAAAAGAAATTAAGGTTATTTTTTACAACCTCAATCCAGATGAATGCAAAAGGCAATAAGTACTTGTATGTGTACACAGGTTATGGCATATTTGTGATAACTTGGCGATTTTGTATTTAGTCGCCCATTTAAACCTCATTGTGCGGTTTTTTTGAATCATAAATTTGCACTTACATTGAGCTGAAACTCAAAATGTCGATTACAAATTATTCTTTATCAGGTCCAAATGAATCTAGCTTTAAGGTTTCTAAATTTGTAGATGATTTTAAGGTTTTCGATAGTGGGATACTGCATTGCGGATCAAATGGCAAAATCAGACTTAGAATTGATGATTTTGAAGTAAATTTTATTTTTGCAACTGATAATACTATTAGCACCTCGAAAATTGATCTTGAATTGGATAGTAATCCAGGTTTAAGTGTTAGATTAATACTTAAAAATTTTGACAATCCATTAGGTAGTGGTTTGTTAGAGCCAGCCTATTTAGCAAAATACAAAGGTAAGGATATTTTTATCACCTTTTTGGTCAATAGAATCGAAAACGCTAGACAGCTTGCATATACTTTTCTAACTAAGTAGTGAGACCTATTTTTGAAAGATGATGCACAGATAAATTTTCAGGTTGACTCAGTGCAAGGAAACCAAATTGATTATCCTGTTGCGTCTGATGAAATTAAGACAGCTAGAATTATAGGTAAAATTACCAAAGAAATTGGAACGGGCGATGATGCGAAGCATTCAATTATTTGGACTACTATTAGATGGTGTTTTATTATTGCTTCAGCTATAAGTTTAATATTATTTATATTTTTAGGATTTGCTTACAACAATAATAATCAAAGTGAAATTGTAGAGTTAAAGAAATTTATTTTTAGTATATGGTCTATTTTCACGCCCATAATTACTCTTGCTTTAGGTTATGCTTTTGGTAAGGATTATAAATAAGATTTTCTTTACATAACCCACTTCTGTGGGTTTTTTAATGGGCATGAAATATGGAAATAAACATATATAAAGCTAAAACTAAAAAAGCACCTTTAAAAAACAAACCTAGATCCAAACCGCTACCTAAGGCTAAACTTAGCTATGAGGAAGCCGAAGAAGACTTTGAAAAAGCCTTGAACATACTCGACATCAAGTACGAGAAGAAATTTCAGTTCTTGTCTACAAAGCATTGGCGTTTTGATTTCCATCTGATTGAGCACAAGATTTTAGTCGAGATATCCGGTGGGCCTTGGTCAGGTGGACGAAAGGGCAAGCTGGCAACAAAGGCATGGAGTATGGACCGTTACGATGTTGCTGAATCAATGGGATATACCGTTGTTCGGTTAGAGGCAGCACCAAGATTTAAGATTAATGAATCTGGTCCATTACAGATCCAAGCTCATTTCGCAAGCCAATGGCTTAAAAATTTAAAGAGGCAAATATTTAATGGATCAGATCAGACCATTTCCTCCAACTGATTTTATGGATCAGGCCGAAGAAGAGGAAGCACTCCGTTTAATACCTGCACCTGATTTAAAACTATGGGTAGTTGCTAATTTTCTTACGCTGGGTGGACCTTTACATAATCCAGATCACGACCATATCGCTGAGATGCTTCATGACAATGAGGGTTTCTTGGCTTTTGCATGGGCTTCTTCTGCTTATACCAGAGCTAAGCGTATGGTGCTTGGCCAATGTGAAAAGGTTATGTTTCAACAAGGTGGCTGGAAGAAAGCCCGACAAGAGCAGCAAATGCGCGACTGGTTCGGATTCGTTCCAGTTTACTTAATCACCATCGATGCAAGCTTTTGTGAAAAGGCAAACGATAGCGAGTTCTGTGCTTTGCTTGAACATGAGCTTTATCACATTGGTGTAGAACGAGACTCGGACGGTGAGATTATTTACAGTGATCATACTGGCTTACCAAAGCACTATTTAGCCGGTCACGATGTGGAAGAGTTTATCGGTGTTGTAAAACGCTGGGGAGCAAATGACAGTGTTAAGAGGCTTATTGAAGTTGCTAAAAACCCGCCGTTTGTTTCTGATTTAGATATTTCGAAATGTTGTGGAAACTGCGTAATCAATTGAGCCATGAGGCTCTTTTTTTTGCCTATCTTCCTTGACGTACCTTGACGGATAGAGAGAAATGGCATCTTTAAATAAAAAGCAAAAACTCTTTATTGTACGGTCACTTGCTGTATTTAATACACCTCAAGAAACAGTATCGCTCGTCAAGGAAGAATTTAACATTGATGTGACACGTCAACAGGTCGAGACGTATGACCCTACTAAAAGAGCTGGTAAAGATCTTAGTGCTGAACTAAGAGCAGAGTTTGATCTGGCGAGAAAGGATTTCTTAGATAAGCCTGAGCATATCCCAACAGCAAATTTATCTGTACGCCTAAAAATATTGAATGATTTAGTCTACAAAAATTCTCGAAATGTTAGGGCTGTTAGAGGACTGTTAGAACAAATTGCCAAAGAAGTAGGTGGTCAATTTACTAATACAAGTAAAACCCAATTAACGGGCGCAGATGGGCAACCATTGCAACCTCAACATGTTACTCAAGTTGTCGCAACGCCTGAACAGATAAAGCAGGTGTTAGATGAACTCCAAGGTAAATACTAAGCTGCTCGAAATGCAGTTAGAGCGAGAGCTTTGTGAGAAAGAACATTTATTCTTTACACGGCGTTTTTTCTTACCTCGCATGGGCTTTAAATTTTCGGTCAATTGGCATCATGAATATATTGCCGACAAGATAGACGAAGTAATTGCGGGCAAGGTTAAGAACTTAGTTATTAACGTTCCACCGGGCAGTGGTAAGACAGAATTACTCACTAATCTTATTGCCCGTGGTATAGCTCGTAATGCTCGTTCCCGGTTCTTGTATTTATCTTTCTCTCAATCTCTTGTAGAGGATGTATCTGCAACAGCTAGAAATATTGTTAAGTCAGAAGACTTTCAGAGTTTATGGCCAGTAAAGATCTCTACCAGTACGGACGCTAAGTCTAGTTGGAAAACCACAGTCGATGGATATGACGCAGGTCATGTTTATTCTGCTTCGATGGGTGGGCAGGTCACGGGTCGCCGTGCTGGTACATTAGCTAATGAGGGCTTTACCGGTGCCATTATTCTTGATGACCCATTAAAGCCTGAGGATGCATTTAGCCAGACCGCTAGACGTAAAGCTAACCGTAAAATTCTAAACACGGTCAACTCTCGTAAAGCTAAATCTGACACGCCAATTATTCTGATCATGCAACGTTTGCACGTTGAAGATCCGACTAACTTTGTGTTGACTGGCAATGTACCTGGTGACTGGGAACAGATCAGTATTCCCGCACTTATTGATGATGAGTACATCATTAAGCTACCAGAGCACATACAGCGCAAAATTCCACGTGATGTTGAGCGTGATGAGAAAGGCCGACAAAGCTACTGGCCATTAAAAGAATCTTTACTTTCATTGCTGCAGCTGGAGAAAGGCGGGGAAGATAAAGACGGCGCCACAGTGTCACGCTATACGTTTGCAAGCCAATACATGCAAAACCCTAAAAAGCTGGGTGGTGATCTTGTTAAGGCTGAGTGGTTCCCACGTTATCTAGATCTACCTGTTCTTAAATGGCGTGCGATTTGGGCTGATACGGCGCAAAAGACAAAAGAGCATAACGACTTCTCAGTGTTCTTATGTGCTGGTCTTGGCTATGACAATAACCTTTACATCATCGATGTGAAGCGTGGCAAATGGGAAGCACCAGAGCTATTGAAAGAAGCTAAAGCTTTTATCAATAAACACAAGGACAGTAACACAAAGATTGGCAAGCTTCGTTATATGGCCGTAGAGGATAAGGCGAGTGGTACCGGTTTAATTCAGTCCATATCTAAGCAGACCACTTTACCAATACGTGCGATTCAGCGAAGTACTGACAAGCTATCAAGGACAATGGACGTCATACTTTATGTTGAAGAACGCCGTGTCTGGCTACCAGCTAATGCACCGTGGCTTTTGAACTACATTGAAGAAATTGAAGGCCTTACTGCTGATTGGTCACATGACCATGACGACCAGTGGGACCCGACCATTGATGCGATTAATGATTCATTAGCCAAAAAGCCAACTGTATTTGATTAGAGGAAATTATGGCTGAAACTAAAAAGCCCGATGCAATTGGCGATGCAGGGGCGTATACAAACTTTGTCTCAAATATTGGTACCCAACGTGACAAAGCTTCACACGGTTCTTTCGTTAAGAAAGTAATTCCTGATGAGCAATTAGAAGCCGTGTATCAACACTGGTTGGCTAAGCGCATCGTAAACCGTCCAGCAAGTGACATGCTCCGAGCTGGTTGGTTCTATGAAGGGATACAAGACAACGATTTATTGAAGCTTAAAGAGGCGTGTAAGGCATTTAACTTAGATGGGGTGCTCTTATCTAGTTTAGTACTTTCTCGCTTATATGGTGTTTGCTATGTGCTTCTAGGAACAGTGGACGGCGGCAACTTAGATCAACCGTTTGATTTAAACAAGTTAGGTATTGGTCGTTTAGAGTTTTTCACGGTGCTTAAGAAAAAGCACATTGAAGCTGATACCAGTAAATATTTATCGCCTAAGGAGGCAGGTGGCGTTTTAAAGCAGCCTGAATTTTATAAGCTAAAGCTTGATGGAAAATCTACGCAAAGGATCCACCATACACGCTTATATAAGTTTGGCCATGCCGATGTAGTTAATGAAGAGCCGGTAAGTGTTTTACAGGAAGTTTATGAGGATCTACTTGATCATGCTGCCGTAAAGAAAGCCACTGCTAGTCTGGTCCATGAATCAAAAATTGACGTGATTAGAACACCTAACTTGGTCGATAAGATCAAAGAGGATATGAAATCCGTAGCTGAACGTTTTCTTAGTGTCGGATTGCTTAAGGGTTTAAACGGAATGATCGTCTTGGATAAAGAGGAGGAGTATGACTCTAAATCTTATAGCTTTGGCGGTCTGCCTGACCTCATGCGCGAGTATTCGATTCAAACTGCTGGTGCAGCTGATATGCCATATACGATTTTATTTGGGCAATCACCTGCAGGTATGAACGCAACTGGTGAGCACGACACACGGAACTATTACGACAGTATCGCAACTAAGCAAATATGGTCCTTAAAGCCATTCATGATGAAGCTTTTAAGAGTAATTGTTCAAGCTACATTTGGTCGTCAGATTCCAAGTTTAGATGTTGTGTTTAACCCGTTATGGCAATTAGACGCTAAGGTGCGTTCTGAGGTTGAGAAAGCTAACGCTGAACGGGATTCCAAGTATTTAGAAATGGGCATCATTACCGAGCCACAGATAGCAAAACAGCTTGTTATTGACGGTGTTTATTCAGTGATCGATGAAGCTCATATCAAAGAGCTTGAGACAATGGTGAAGCTTAATGACAACGATAATTCAGATCCTGAAACCACACCTCCAGCAGGCGAAGAAACGTAAAAAAGGTCGTAAAGCTTCTAAGCCGAGGGCCGTGCACGTAAATCGCCGTGTAGAGCTATATTACACACGACAACTACTGGCTATTTCAAAATACTGTCAGGAACAAACAAAAGAATTGGTTATTCCTACAGTCGGCCAGAATATCGGTGATGCTTGGTTCTCAGGCATGATGACGGCGTTTAGGGAAAAGCTCACAAAGTATGTTGTTGAGATTTCTCGACCGTTGGCCACAAAGGTTGTGACTGACACCCAAAAGGAAGTGGACAAGCAAATTGCAGAGCACACCAAAACAATTATTGGTGTAGATCTTACGCCGTTCTATCGAGCTGCTGATATTCAGGATGAGGTAGATCTAAACATTACGGCTAATGTCAGTTTGATTAAGTCCATTCCACAGCAATATGCCGATAAGCTTGAAGTATTAATTACCAACGCTTTGCAGACTGGACAAACCAATGAAGAGTTGGCCAAAGCTATTAAGCAATTAGGGTTATCTACTGATTATCGTGCACGTCTTATTGCTAGTGATCAGATGGGCAAGATTAACGGACAAATTAACCAAGCTCGACAGCTTTCGATGGGTGTCGAGACATACACATGGCAAACGGCGAAAGATGAGCGTGTAAGGCCAGACCACCAGCATAAGCAAGGCAAGACATTCAGATGGGATTCACCACCAGACGGTGGACATCCCGGTCAGCCTATCCGATGTCGTTGCACGGCATTGCCTAATTATGAGGATATTTTGATTGATTAGATTTTAACATTCTGATATTTAAATACTTATTAATATATATGAGCCTAGTAAATGTCAGCAATATTTAGTGATTGTCAAAAGCATAGATTTAGACTTGAAAGGCAATTAGAAGGGAATAAAGTTGTTGTGGCAGTTTTTGGAGTAAATCCTTCAACGGCTGACAGCGTGAATAATGATTCTACTGTAAAAAAATGGATTGTCTTTGCCAATAAGTTAGAAGCTCGCAAATTAATAGTTGGGAATATGTTTAGCTATATATCTCCTTATGTTAAGGACTTAGCGACTTGTGGAGAAGTGACAAATATTGAAAATGAAAAGCATCTTGAGGATATTATCCGTGACGCAGATGTTCTAATTGCATGTTGGGGAGCAAGATCAAAAGTGCGTGCCGCATTGCGACCCTATTTTGATCAATTGATGGTTAAATTAAAAAATTCAAATAAACCCGTATATTGTTTTGGTTATACCAAATACGGTGATCCCAGACATGTTGGTAGAATTCCTTATTCAACGCTATTGCAGTTAATTCAAAAATAATTTTTAAAGCCTCTTCTAGTCAATTTATAAACTTAAGTTAAGCCACCTTCGGGTGGTTTTTTTATTGAGCGCAATTTATGAAAACCATTTACCAACTCAAAATTGGTGACTTTGCGCCTAGTGAATCGACTCGCTCATTTACCAAAGAAGGGTATTTGAAGTGCGTCAATGTTCGCTTAGCTAAAGCGCCACAAGTACGACAGTACTATGCGTATGAGTTTCCATCTCTGGAAGGTTATACCGCTGATCAAGTCATCAATGTCTACACGCCACCAGAGGAGCTTTTTAAGCCTGAGGCTATTCAAAGCTTCGATGGTGTAGACGCTACTGACTATCACCCGCCTAAAAATGAAATTAACGCTTCTAACTGGAAGGATTATCACATTGGCTATTGTGAGAACGTCCGGCAGGAAGGTGATTATCTGGTGGGCGATTTGCTCATTAAAGACAAGATCAGCATTGATCTGATCCAAAGCAACGAGCGGCTAGAAATGTCGCTTGGCTATGGAGCCTTATTAATCGTTGAGCAGGGTACGGCGCCAGATGGTACGCCGTATCAAGCGAAATTTATCAATTTTATAGGCAATCACGTAGCGCTCGTTAAATATGGCCGTTGTGGTGGTGATTGCCGCATCGGTGACAAACAACAAACTCCACATAAGGGGAATATATCAATGGAAGTTATTGTAAATGGTGTGCGCTATAACATTGGCGATAACACGCCTTTAGCGGATGCATTAAAAATCCAGCAAGAGCAGCTTGACAATCTAAAGGCGGCAAAGCTCAAAGTTGGTGATAAGCAATTTTCTATAGGTGATGAGCTTGGAGCTATCCAAGCAGTCGTAGATCAGTTGCATGCCGAAAAAACTGCTCTTGAGCAAAAAGTAGGTGATTTGGAAAAGAACCAGATGACGCCTGAAAAGCTTGAACAAGCTGCTGCAGAACGTGCTGCTGTGATTGCCGATGCTAAAGCATTGGTGCCAACAGTTAAAACTGAAGGCTGCACATGCGAGCAAATCAAGCGTGATGTAATTGCTGCTAAAGCGGGTGATGCATTAGTAACTGCTTTGATGGGTAGCGTATCAGTAGGTGATGCAAAACCTGAGCAGATCGACACAACTTTCCGTGCACTCTGTGCTGTGAAGGGTACACATCCTTCTAATCCTGTTGGTGATGCTCTTCACCAGCAACAGCAAGTTAAAACTGGTGACGGTAAACCAGTAGATGGGGAGCCTAAACCAAACAACAAAAAAGAAGCTTGGAAACAAAGTTTCTAATTAACTGGAGAACTGCAAATGTCTTTAACCCCTCAAGCTATTCCGGGTATGCGTGCTCGCCTGCATATGCCCGAAGAAATTTTATCTTTGCCAGTTGCTGGTACTGGCGTAGTTAGTGACGGCGAAGTGGTGGTCCAATCTGCTGACGGGAAAACCGTAAGCGCAGTAACTGGGGCAACCAATACAAAGTTTGGTGTAGTGGTTTTTCAGCACGTGGGTAAATCTGGAAAAAATGCCTTAGGTAAAGAAGCCTATCAAGCTAAGGACTGTGCACCTGTAATGCAAATCGGTTCTATCTGGGTGAAGCCTTCAGCTCCAGTGATTGATATCAATGCGAAAGTATATGTACGTACTGCGAACCCTACCGCCCAAGCGCCATTAGGTTCACTTTCTTCTGCAGCATTAGATTCTACGGAACTACCTAATGCCTCTTGGGAAACCATCACTGGTCCTGATGGATTAGCTATTCTTCGTTTACGTGGAGCATAATCAATGTCAAAACAATTAGAACAAATGAAAATTCGCCTATCAGCAGTTGCACATGGGGTGCAAATCGCTGTAGGGGATGCATTTAATTTAGATAACTTTGCCAAGTTATTATTAAAGCTTGAATCAATCGATGAAATGACACCGCAACTTGCTGAAGCCCAAGCTTATGCAAAGTACTTACCAATTGAAGGATTGGAAGGTGCAGTTATAGGTTCGGCTAGTGTCTTGCAACGTAAGAGAGGTATAGGACGTGGTAAGCGCTTCTCAGGTCAAGGTAATGATGTGCCATTAGCAGAGGTTGTTTACGATGAAGTAAAACTCACTGTACAGCCTGGTGTTATTGGTTATGAAATCAGTATTTTTGATGCTGCAGCTGCCTTAAAAGCAGGTATCCAGTTAACGACTGACAAAGTTGCAGCAGCTCGATTGGCCTATGAAAATCACATGAGTGATGTCGCTTGGTTTGGCGAGCCTGAAACTGGTTTGCTAGGCTTCTATAATCAAACAGGTGTTGAGGTGATTACTTCTACGGTAGATTATACGACTGCCACAGTAGAGGTCATTCTTGCCGATATCAATAAGGCAATTAAAGGTGCTTCTAATGCCTCTAAGTTCGATGGCAGTATTCAACCTGATACTTTCGTGATGCCTGAGAATAAGTTCACTATTCTAGCGAGCCGTATTGTTCCAGATTCAGCGGGTAAAACTTTCCTTGAATACATTAAGGAAAAGAACACCTTTGCAATGCAAGGTAAAACACTGACATTCACTTCTGAAAGTATGCTTGAAGGTAAAGGTGAAGGTGGTACTGACCGCAGTATTATTTATCGCCGTGATCCGAGCTGTATTACTTTCCGTTGTAATGAACTGGAATTCTTGGCAGCTCAACCTATCAATTATGTGATGCGTACACCGGGACACTATATGTATGAAGGTGTCTATTTAAAACGTGTCGATTCTCTCCGCTACTACGATGTTGAATAAGGATTACTAAACATGCCAAAAATTACTTACAGCGGCTCTCAGGCCGCTTTTTCTTTTGATGGAATTCAGGTCGGTCAGAGACAAACTGTGCAAGTTAGTGCTGCGGATCTCACACGTATTTCAAAAGGTAAAGCCTTTAAATCACTCGTTGAAAAAGGTGAACTTGAAGTTCAGGAAATTGCGGAAGATGAGCCAAAAACAGCGGGTAAAACTGGTGGTCGTGGCGGTAAAGGCGGCAAGCAAAACGATGCAGCAGGTGAGCAGCAAAAGCCAACTGATGAAGACGCTTTGGCCGCCGTGAAGGCTGAATTAACAGCGCTTGAAGTAACGTTCAGTGATGATGAAACACTTGAGCAGTTGCAAGCTAAGTTAGCTCAGGCTAAGGAATAAGGTGGTGCTATGGACCCACAAGCTTTTAAGTTGAAGTTTAAATACGACACGGCGCTGATGAATCTACCCGATGCAGAAATTGCAGACGCATTAGAGGAAGCAGATCTCGTTGTGAAGTCGCTTGAATTTGGTGATCTGAAAGAACGTGCTGTGGGTCTATATACAGCACACATTCTCAAGGTTGCACTCAAATCAAAGTCAGGTAACAGCTTTTCAGACGCGTCGAGTATGACCATTGCAGGGCAGAGCGTGAGCTTTTCACGTTCTGGTACCGATGCTTTTTATAACCAAAGCATTTATGGCCAGCGTTACCTGGCATTAAAAAATTCAATTCCAATCGGCAATGATGGTGCCAATCCTAATCGTTTGGGTGTTGGTGCTTTCGTTGTTTAGGAGCAAGGCATGTCATTTAAGTATCAAGCGCCTGAAAACTTCAAAGCGACTTCGCTTGAAATTGCAGGCACCACATACAAGGTTGAAAAGGGTGTGATCGAGTCGGATACCGACATTGCACACATCTTGGCACCGCATGGTTTTAAACGTGCGGTACCTGAAACCAAAGCAGAACCCAAAAAGGAAACTGCTATCGCAAAGTAGGTGATGTATGAGTGATTACCGTGTTGATGCTGATGTCGATTTTAACGAGGTCAATGAACGTGTACGTGCTGAAATACGGCGCACGGTAAATGCACTCACCCTTAAACTTCAGCGCACCATTCAGGAAGATATGCTGACAGGTCAGCGTTTGAATGTGCAGTCTGGGCGTTTAAGAGGATCCGTTTCATCCAAGGTGGAAGAGGGAAAGGACTGGATCGAGGGGACAGTCGGTGCGGGTGGTGCTTTGGTGCCGTACGCTTTTGCCCATGAATTTGGCTTGAAAGGCTCAATGGCTATTAAGGCGCATTTGCGTACGATTAAGAAAGTCTTTGGTCAGCCGATCACACCACGTCAAATCATGATCAAAGCTCATTCGCGTAAAGTGGATATGAAAGAGCGCCGTTTTATGCGTGATTCATTGGATGAGGTGGCGAAGATTGTGCCAAAGAATATTGATGCTGCAATTGAAAGGGGATTGAGCAGTGAATAGTGAAGCCATTTACCAGGCGTTGTTTGACCGTCTTTCAGGTATTGATGGGATTAAAACCACCAGTCGCCGTTTAAAGCATTTCAATCATGTTGCACCTGATGATCGTCCAGCATTATTCGTGACCCAAGGCAATCAAACTGAAGTGCCAATGAAAGGCTTGGATGCCAAGGTTGAACTTGAAGCGGAAGTGTACGTTTACATTCATGAATCAGATCCAACGATACCGCCGTCGGTACAGTTGAATCAGATGATTGATCAAGTGCGTGCCAAGCTTGCACCTGATCATCCGGACATGTGCGAATACCAAACCTTAGGGGGATTGGTCGAGCATTGCTGGATCGAGGGCACGATCGAAGTTTTTGAAGCAGTAGAAAACATGCTGGATGACCAGGCGATTGCCATTATCCCTATCCGAATCCTCACAACCAATTAACAAAACATTCATTTTATGACCGCCTCGATGGCGGTTTTGTCATTTTTAAGAGGTCGATATGGCTCAATATTTATTTGGTGCCGGTAAAATCTTTGCCACACCATTACAGGATGTGCACGGTAATCCAATCACCAATGGCACACCAGTGGAAGTGGGTGTAGTGCAGTCAACGTCAGTTGATATCAGCTATGACTTAAAAGAACTCTATGGCCGTGGTCAGTTCGCCGTAGACGCCGCACGCGGTAAAGGTTCAATTAAGTGTAAAGCGACTATGGGTCGCATCAACGGCGCATTGTTGAATTCCATTTTCTTTGGTGGCGTTGTTGCAGAAGGTGGAATCGAAACCGTTTCCCAAACCATTAATGGTGAAGTTATTCCGGCTGGTGGTTCAGTTACTCCGGTTGTTCCTAACAGTGGTACGTTCGTAAAGGATCTAGGCGTAACAGATGCGAAAGCAATCCCGCTTAAACGTGTAGCTTCGGCGCCAGCAACCGGACAATACAGTGTAGATGCAGCAACCGGTGCATATACATTTGCTGCTGCCGATGCAGGTAAAACGGTATTTATCAGCTTTAAATACACAGCGACGGTGGCAGGTGCCAAGTCAGGTGTCGTAAGCAACTTGGATATGGGTTATACGCCTGAATTCAGTGTTGATCTGATGCGTGACCACAAGGGTAAATACTTTGGTATTGAATTCTTCCGTTGTGTCAGCAATAAGCTTGCGTTCAGTTCAAAACAGGATGATTACGATCTACCTGAGTTTGAATTCCAGCCAATGGCCGATGATTTAGGCCGTGTCTTCAAATGGACTACTTCGGAGTAATACCAGATGCAATTTAACCAGGTCGAAAACCCACGTGGTAACCCGCTTAAAATTAATGGCCAGATTTGGATTTTTGCGCCGTTGTCCTTAGGTACTGCTGAAAAGCTGATGCCAAAGCTTAAAACCTTTGATCCAAGTGACTTTGCTTTAGTGGTGGATGTTGCGCATGGTTCTTTAAAGCGTAACTATCCTGATATTACACGTGAATTTGTTGCTGATGAACTGCTTGATGTTGGTCACGTGAACGCCGTATTTGAGACGGTCATGGGGGCTTCTGGTCTGGTTTATACAGGTGAAGACGAGCAGGCCACTGATTCGGGGGAATAG